AGTAGTTACAGCGCCGTTCTCAAGTTTAACACCAGCAATGGAGTTATCAAGAATATCACCAAGTGATGCATCAACAGCAATTTGTTGTGATTCTTCAGCTGAAAAATACGTGCGTTGGAAGTTATTATTAAGATCCTGAGCACGAATAGCAGAACCTGCAGTAAATGTTTGTGCAGTTTGAAGCGGTGTAATTCTAGTGACTGTTACCGTACCACTAGCAGGTAGTGCTGTAATAAAATTAATTTGAGCACCACTGAGATAACCAGCACCAGCAACTGGACTAGAGGTTTTATTAATTACTGTGTAATCAGTATTAAGGATTTTTGTAACTGGTGAAACAATCCCATCATCAACAATTACTTGCAGATCTTCATCTTCCAGAAAAGGGATGTTTGTTAGCGTGTAATTAGCTGATGGGATTGGGATGTCAATAGTTGTTGCCATTGTTTACTTGTTCATATCTAGTAGGGTTTGCACTTGTTGTTGTGTCTTACTAGCAGCAGTCACAGCACCAGATTGAAGGCGACGATCACGCAGATTCTTCAGAGCACCAATGTTTGCAGCCTGAGCATTCTGTTGTTCATAAGCTGCCCATGCATATTTAAATGCATCGTTGTGGAGACGGTCAAGTTCTTTATGGACAATACTTTGTTTAATTGGGAACTGATTTTGTGTTTGAAGACCACGACGCTTGGTGTACAGTTTAATCTGCTTATCCCAATAACTATCGGGTTGACTCATCATCTTTTCAATAGAACCCTTTAGGTCTACGTTATTAGCAATCCAGTTGTTAACAAACTGACGCTGTTTAGGATTAAGTGGTTCTGAAGTAATTGGGTTGGTACGAACTGTATTAAGGTTATCCCATCCAGTAGACAACAGCCACTGACGCCAAGGTTCCATACCACCATTTACTTTGAAGAATGGAAGTACAGAATTAATAGCAGCAGTCATTGGCTCAAAGTACTTAATAGGTTCACCCGTATAAAGGTCTACCATATCTTCAAGACCATCACCAACACCTGGTAGAAACTTGTTACGATTAGCAAGATAGCCCCAGAAATCACGCTCTACGTCTTTCAATTGAGGTGTAATTGCCTTTGAAAGGATACTACGGGTACCAGCATAAGGTGCTAGGCTATCAATATTATTAGCCATAAACCTACTAAAGTTACCTTCATCACCAGACAACATACCTACCAAAGGCTCAAAACCGCTAAGGAATGATTTATTGGTAATGTTCATAGTAATGGAAACTAGGATTTTTTTGGCAATATCTTCAGACCAAGATTGATCAACACGACTACCTTGATAAACTACATCACCAATAAGACCAAGCAAAATATCAAAAGGTTCAAACCCTTTATAGCTTACCCATTTATCAGTTCCTGGCACTTTTATCGACAATGGCTGCCAACCCATAGCAATCATTCGGTTACGTTCACCAGCATCTTGTGGTCCGTTACCAGTAAGATTACCGTTAAGTGCCCACATACTAGCGCCCATAACTACAGCACTGCCCATCAACTGACGACCAATATACTCAGACTTAAGGGCTTGGAAAGCCTCCATGCTGTACTCTAGACCATGTTCAGATAAAGCCTCAGTAATTTCTTCAGTAGATTTAGCTTTAAGGACTTTACGTGCCTTAGTAACAGCAGGCATTAAGTTACTTGCTGGGTTAAATGACCAACCAAACTCTAGTGCATTAACACCAGTTTTTGGGAACATGAACAAAGATTTAGCAACAGGAAAATTGTTAAGCCAGTTTTGAAGATTGTTGACAACATTGCTGTCAAGATTCAAAGCAATTTCACCTGCAGCAAACTTAGCTGCTTCATCAGTCAAAAGACCGTCCTTATTGAAAGCTTTGCTATAAAGCTCTTGCTGCTTTGCTTCAAACAGTTTCATGAAGTTATCATCAATAACTCCACCAGTTTGTTCAAGGATCTCATCGTATGCCTTAGAACGTGTAACCTGACTTGCTTGGAAGGAGTTAAACATTCCATCCAAAGCAAACATAGCGTTTACACCAAGCCGACTAAACTTGTTATTGTTATAAGCATGGAGCCATTTAGCTGTGTCCCACAAGAAAACTTTTGCATCCTTACCTTCTTTTCTCCAGACTTCAGCCATGGCATCCATGGTTTCAAAGTCATTCAATTTAGCTTGATAAAGATCACCACGACCACGAAGTGCAGCCTTTTCAGGATTACTGATAGCATAACGCCATTCCTCACCCATCATTTTAAGACCACGTTGGAGAGTCTCAGCAAAGCTACCATAAGCAAACATAGCACGTTTCATTGTAGCAGTATCACCTTGTACAGCGCTACCAGCCAGAATAGAGATAGGCTTAAGAGTAGATGCAATGAGACCACCAGTCAAAGCACGAACAGGTGCAAGACCATTCAAGATGCTATTGTAACGTACACCATCAAGACCCTGCAAAACATAGCTAGGAATTGAAGGATTTTGATCATAAAGACCCTTTTTAATAACACCAATGTGCTCTTCAGCCCAACGGTTCAACTTATAAATAGTATCAACTTTACCGTTGGTAGCGTCATATGCTTTGATAAGAGGCTTAAGATATTCAGGGTTTTCCTTGGAAATATCTTTCAAGGTTTGAATAACAGTAGCACTCTTTTCCTTAGCCTTTTGAAGATTCTCAGTAAAGTTAGCAGCTTGATCTGCCATCCATTCTGATACTTGTGCAGGGTTAGCATTCTTAACAAGCTTCTTATACTCCAAGCTACGACCAGCAATGTACTGGTTAGCACGGATCTCTTGGGCAATGATGTTAAGTTTATCAAAGATAATCTCTTGCTGACGAGTAGTGTCTGCAGTATCACCAATCAACGACACAGCCCTTGCAGCATCAGCAACATTATCACCAGCTTGCTGGGTAATCATTGCAGAAGCACGCATGTTATCAGGATTAAACATTTCCTCAAATGCACGCTTAAAAGACTGTGAAGCAATAACCCACTCCTCTTCACCGAAGAACTTCTCACCTTCATACAAGGTTTTCTTCATGTCTTCAATAGTCTTTGTGAAGTCTTGAAGATCAGCGTTAAAGATAGAGTTAGTAAGGTTATCTACTGCTGCATCAATTTGAGCGGCAGAGAGCTTGGTCTTACCAATGATAGCATCAACACCAGGACGCATACCTTGGAATACTTCGTCCAAGTTTTCAGCCCGTTCTGTGCCATCAGCAGCTTGCATGAACTTCTTTTGGAAAGACTCAGTAACAACAGGAGTCATCCTACCATTGGTAGTACCTACGTTGTTCTGAATACGAGCTTGGTCAACCTTAGCTGCGATAGGATTAGCATCAGTGTTAATAACAGCACGTGCTTGAGGTTCAGCAGGTTCATTAATAAAAGCGTCATAGTTCTGACCCTCAGGATCAGCCAACATACGAGCTTCTGCTTCATCAGTTTGAGCAAGGATTTGACGTTGCTGTACAGCCTCTACAGAGTCTGCAACAGTGTCGTCAGTAACCTTCAATGCTTCTGCAGCTTCTGCAAGCTTTGCAGCTTCAGGGTCAGTAGGGACGATCTTAGCAGCCTTACGGAGAGCAAAGTATGCTTGAAGAACACTAAGACCAGCACCCATCCCTGCATTCTCAAGGATGTTCTTCTGACGCCTTACATCAGGACTATCTTCATCACGAGTAGCCCAAGGAATATCAGTACCCAACCATTCATTCAATGCTTGGGCAATGTTCTCATCTTCAGTAGATGTAGAAGCTATAGCCGTAACTGCAGTATCTACACCCAATTCAGCAGCAAGACCACCAAGGATACGACTCCTTTTACTGATGTTCATAGCTTGGGTAGCTTTACCAATAGCACCAACTGTAGTACCACCAGCAATCAAGCTAGGGATAATAACTGAGGAAGCTTTCCTAACAGCATCATTCAGTGGGTTTTCATACTTAGGTTTACGATCATCCCACCACTTATCAACAGGCTTAAGCCAAGGCAAGAGACCAACAGCATCAAAGACAGTATCAAGTGTACCCGTAAGTACTGACTCTTTACGCCTAAGACCGCTGGTTTCTTCTTCCAATCCAGGAACGTACTTATCAAACAAAGAGGCACTCTCTTCATCTTCCAAAGCTTTCATTTCCTGTTGTGCAGCTTGAGCTTCAGCAGCTTGCTGCTCCATACCTTGAGTAAGCCTTTCTTCTTCTAGCTCTTGAGCAGCAATTCGTTTCTGCTCTTCTTCAGGGTCGTAGTTAACGACTTGAAGATCTTCAGGAATATCAAAATAATCAGCCATATTAATTACCGCCAGTCAGACGGCTTACAAGATTAGGATTCATGTTAGAAGTTTGTCGCCAAACAGAAGGACCAAAGCTGATAGGTTGTGTACGGGCACGTTCAATCATAGCACGTTCTTCAGGAGTAGCATAATCTGAAGGACCAACCCAAGGACCAATACCTGCAGTCTTCATATAAGCAAGAGCAAGAGCATCTTGAACCTCTGGAGAGAATCTAGTCTCTGGAGGGATACCAAGTCGCTTAACCCAAGCAGCAAGCGTAGGACCAATGAATTGATATTTACCAACTGCATGGAGACGACCTGAAGCAATCCACTCATCATTGCTCATCTTGTTATCAGCTTGAAGAGCCATTACTTCTCCAACAGTCATGTCAGTCAAAGCTTTACCACCGTGTTGAGGCATTTTACGGAAGTCACCGCTAAAACCAAGCACACCACGACCACCAGCCACACCAATTTGATTGACTGCATTGTAACCTGCAGCACCTGATTCATACTTAGCAAGTACATTCAAAGCTGAACGTTGTTCGTTGGTAATCTGTGGGTTAGTGTAGATGCTAGGCATACCACTACCAAGCAGAGATATGTCAGTACGAGTCTGATTGGGTTGGTAGTTAACGTATCTTTGGAACCTAGAATCAATAGTGTTTTGAGCTTTTTCAAGAGCTTTGAGAGGAATCTCTTTTTCACCAAGACGGTTTACTTGACGATTAAAGATATCCAAAGCGCTATACTGCCCACCAGTTTCGTTAGCAATGTCTTGTGCCATCCTAGGTAGTTCAACACGTCCGGTAGCGTTAAACTTCTTTAGAGTGTTTCTAATAATTTCTGGCTTAATAAGCTCCTGTGTATCCAATGCATCAGGATTCTCAGCCAGTGTTTTACGTAAGGTATCTCTAGAAGGTAGTTGTGCTTTAATTTTAAAATTCTTGTAGTAGGACGTAAGCTTTTGATCAGCTGTTCCCATAGGAGTTTCTACAACATACCTACCGTTAGGGTTCTCAAATTCATTTTCAAGAACACCAAGAGCGTAATCCCTAGCCTCGATGGGATTGTCTGTCTCACGCATTTTTAGTACAAATTCTCTATTAAAGCGTGCCTGAGCATCAGCAAGAACAAGTGGTGCTGTCTCGTTACCTTGTTTGGTTAAAAAGTCGTAGGCAGTATCATTCGTAATTTTGGATTTAATGTAAGCGTCAGCTGTAGCTTTTATATCTGCAGGGACAGCAGCAGCTTCGGAAGTTTTAGCCAACTCAATACCTTTACGAAGTGTTTCGTTGGATACTTTGCCATATGCGGTAGTCACTTCACTAACAGTAAGAGCGCCGACTACTGCTGCATCTTGCCACTTTTCAAGGTACCCTTCATCATTGACACTTTCATTGGTAAACTTCATGTAACTAGTCACCATTTTCATGCCGATTTCGTTCCCGTCTTTACGGAAAAGTTCATAAAGAAACTCGGCATCACTATTATCATAGGTACCTTCTGCAATGCTCTGTTCAATGTCAGAACGAGCTTGGTCAGATTGTTCAGCAAACTTTCGCTGCTTGGTAGCTTCAGTTTGACGATACTGTTGATTAGCTTGATTACGAGCCTCATCACGAAGCTCAGCAATCTGAGTGCTGTACTGATCACCAATGGTCTTAGTTTGACCAGGGAATGTTTGATCAAGAATTTTCTGACGTTCTACATCACTGAACAAAGGATTACCGTTATCATCCTTTGCTGTGAACATCAGCTGAAAGAGTTGAGTTCTAGCAGCACCACGATCACCACCGTTAGCACTGGTTAGTGTGTTGAAATACTTGAAGAAGAACTCAGGAGTTCGCGTGTCAGCAAAGTTATCCCGATCTTCATCAACACGTTTCTGTTGACTGGCTTTAATCTCAGCCTGTGCAGCTTCACCAACAATCTGCTCATTACCACGAGCAATGCCTTCAATAGCCTTACCAATAGCTACTACAGGCTCTCCCCACAGCCCGTATCCTTTAAGGTACTCCTCACTAAGGGCAGTCAGTACAGCGTACTTCTCGGAGCTTGTAGATGCCTGGACGGGTGTTATAGCGACACGTTCTCCGTTATCACGTTCGACAACAACTTGAAGTGTACTATTAGTTTGGAGTTGACCCTGAGCCCAAGTCAACCAATT